TGTATCATCTTAAGAATACTTTCTAAGTATACTAACATTGTATCATAATAATCTATTTTCAGGGAGCTAGTAGACAATTTCTTATCTGCATCAAGATACTTAGTCATAGTATCCTTATCCCTTATCTTTTTTGGAAATGGATTCTCAATATAAACATCTGGGTCTGCTTTCCCACTAAAATACTCATACCGTTCATGACGGATGTTTTTTCTTTGTTGCTCTGCCTTCTTCCTTAGTAAGAAGATTGTATTATAAAGTTCAAAATACTTAGCATGTAGAGAGGGGATATTCAATGATTCTTCATGTAGATTATCTCTATCCATCTTCGCATCTTTTTCCCACATCTCTTGAATTTCTTCAAGATTTAGATTCATAAAGGATTATCGCCCAAATCAGTTAGGTTGTATATAGTATACTTAAATGTGACCTCTGCTGTCAAGTAGTCTATATCCGTATCAGTAGCATCAAAGTTTAGATCAGATAATGACACTGGGAATAGATCACTGAATTTTACTTTAAAGTTAGGAACCTGATTACTTGTCAAAACATTCAATGTTCCATCAGAGTATAGATTCAATCTTTTATTATCTTGTGGTGCATTGGGATCACTTTTTTGAAACTTATAGATCTCTTCTAAACTTTCTGGAAAACCCATTCCACGCATCCATTTCTGTATCTCATTATAGTTTTCTAAATCTTCATCTACTAGAAATCGTAATGAGAAATCATTAAAGGTTAGTTTATCACCTGGAAGATCTATATCTTTCAAGTATGTTGGTTGCACAGCAGTACCTAAAGAAAAACCAGGTATCACTGCTGAGTTAGAAAAGAATGCTACCTTGGGAGTTCTGTTAAGAATAAATTTAAATCCAACAGGACTCAAAAAATTCTTATTTTGTATTTGATTCTTTAGTCCGTTAGAAATTGCCATTATAGTTTTTTAGTTATTTATCCTTCAACTGTTCTCTTTTTCTAATTCTCTTCTTTATCATCTTAGCATAAAAGACATCCTTTTTACTATACCAATCAGGATGTGCTTTTGCTAACTTAAGAAGTTTCTTTGCGGCTTGTTTGTCTGTTAATTGTGACATTATTCATCTTAGTCTACACTAGGAATATTATTTATACCCATAAAAAAGACCCTCCCGAAGGAGAGTCTTTTGATCCATCTCGAACCGAGATATTTAGATCACATGAGGTTCTTAATAGCAACTCTTCTGTAGTAACGGTTAGAGTTAACTTTAAGAGCACCAAGACCAGCTGTTGTGCCTTCTGCAAATGGGTTAGCAACAAGACCGTAACGAGTCTTAAAGCCAATTTTTGGTTGGAAGGTTTCCTGACCAACTGCACGAACCATCTGTAGAGGAACGTATGGGCAGTAGAACAGACCAGCATCATAAGGAGAAGATCCTTTGTAACCAACAACATAGTACTGGTTAGCACCTTGTGCAAGTCCAGAGTTGTTAGCTGCTAGGTTAGCAGAATAAGGATCGATGTATACCTTGTACTTACCTTGAATAGTACCAGCAAATGTATTACCAGCATCATCAACGTTAAGGTTAGCATTAAGTGCAGGAGTGTAATCAAGTACACCAGCCATTGTTAATGCAGAAGCAACGTCAGCAGAGCAAAGGATGACGTTACCCTTTCCGCGACGAGTTCTTTGTGCGATTCTGTTTGCATCTCTTTCGATCTGGAACAGAAGACCTTTAAACTTCTCAACTGACCAACGACCATTACTGTCGATGTCTAAGTCAAATACACCACCAGTTGCTACGTTCTCAACAGCACCCTGTTCAGCAGTCTTGTAGATAGTTCTAATAACTTCTCTGTTGATTTCCGCAAGGATCTCAGTAGAAAGGATATTAGCAAGTTCTGCTTCAGCATTTAAGCCGTGGATAGCTTTCAAGTCTTGAGCAAGCTCTAGTGAGTACTCAGCTTTCAACGCACGAGACTTTGCAGTCACGGTGACCTTCTCGATTGAGAATGCCATCTGGTTGAAGTGATTTCCAGCACCGTTACCAAGGTTCTCTGAATCACCAGTAACCATACCTTGACCAACACTGTAATCAGTATTAGTTGCAGATGATGTTGGGTTAAGAACAGCAGGGTTAGTACCAGACTGTGAAGTAGTACCAATACCAGCTCCAGCTTCTGAGAAGCCGTTCTCTAGACTGTTACCACTATTTTCTCCAGAGAACTGTGTCTCTGCTTCGTTGTAGAATGCTTCTACTCCATCAGCACCCATGTGCTTGTACTTGGAGCGCATTGCAAAGATAAGTCCAGTAGGACCTGTCATTGGTTGAACACCAGCAAGGTCGTATGCGACCAAGTTTGGCATTGATCTTCTAATCAAAGAGATTAGAACAGGGTCGAAACCAGCCTGTGGAGCAGATGCTGATCCACCAAATCCACCTGAAGCGCCTGCAGCGTTTGCGTGGTTTGTTGGGGTTTCTGTAAGAGTCATGCCACCTTCTGAGAAGGCTTGCTCATCTCTTAAAAATCTTTCTTGGTTTTCTAACAGGACAGCAGTTACACTACGTCTATGAGGATCTGAAATTTTTTCGATTCCATCATAGTCTAGTAGAGGAGCCCACTTTTCCTGTAATGATTCTGATTGGAACATTACGTTACCTATAAGTGTTTAGTTTGTTTAATAGTTAAAATCAACTTTTTGCTACTGCAGATAGTGTCTTAAGATAGTTTGCCATTGAACCAGAGTGACTTACTGGTGCAGAGTCAACTCCCTCAGAGAGACTTTCTGTTTTTGCTTTTGCTGAAGATATACCATTAGGGAAATAAGATTCCTTTAGCATCTCCAGTTTTTCACGATATTGGTCTTCACTTTCAAACTCTACACTTTCAGAAAGTGAGGAGAGCTTCTCTTTCTGTGTGGTCGCTAGACCATCAGAAACAGATTCAAGAATACCATCAGCAACAGACTCAGAAAGTCTCTTGTTTAAACCGATGTTTTTCTCAATTTGCTCGTTGAGCTTGGTTTCCATGTCATCAAGTTTATCTACCATAGTCTCAAGGACATCATATTTATCGTCAGGAATGTGTACATAATGTTCTTCAAAAAGACCCTTCATTCCACTAAGGAATGATTCGGTCAATTCTGTTTTAAGTCCGTGTTCGACAGCTAATTCATTCTCAGCCATCCACTCTTCGGACACATACTCTAGATAAGAGTCAACTCTTTGTCCGAGTTCCTCTTTGGCTTCAGCAACTTGCTCGGCAAGTTTAGCTTCGTGCTCAGCCTCGATTGCTTCTTTAACTTCAGCAATCTTGGACTTAAGAGCAGCCTCAAAAATAGTTTTTGCTTTTTCCTTGAACTCTTCAGATAGTTCTTCACCACCTAGTAGAGCATTGACATCTTCTTCGACATCAACTTCTTTTTCTGTAGTTACTTCTTCTTCTGCCACTACTGCATCAGTCGTAGTCTCTTCTTCCTCAATTGTATTTTCTTGAGAAAGTTCTTCTTCTTCTTTTTGCATTGGCATAGCAGGTTTTGCACCTTTGTTAACTACATCACTGACCTGTTTAAGGGTCTTGCCTGGAGTCTTTAACTTGTTAGAATCTCCGATAGGACTTGAATTTTCTGGTGTTGGACCACCTAAATCCTCGTAAGGTGGAGTATTACCAGGTGTTATAGTACCTGATGCATTAGTCCCTGACTTAGGCAGAGCAGCATCACCAGGTTTAGCATTTGCGTTCACAGCAGTTTTGGATTGCTCCATTTCTTGTAAATCTCCACGAGACATTTTGGTATCCTCTCCGATTCTATACGTATTAAAGATCTGTATTTATTTAGATAAATTATATATTTGATAAGAAATCGTTAAATAAGTCAAGCTTTTGCTCGTCTAACTTTTTCTGATCAACCAATGTATTGATTGTTTTGTATGTCTTTGCAGCATACTTCTCACGAAGAATACCACCGTCCCATACCCAATCTTTACCTTCCATAATTCCTGAAACAAATGCATCAGGAGCAGAAGGATCAGCAACGATATCAGCAGCAGTTGCTAACATGAAATCTTCACCGACTATGTTAACACCCTCTCTTGTCATTTTTAAAGAACCCATTCCTCTAGAAGAGACTCCTAATTTGACACCTTCACTGAGTAAATTCTCAGCAATTTTTCCCATAGGGGTGTGTAAAATCTTAGCTTTACCTATAAAGTTAGAACCATTCTCTTTAAGAGAAACGATTTTATGGGAAACACGATCCAAGTTAACAGTCGGACCTTCTGGATGACCCAGTTCACCCAATGCTCTACCAGCATTAACGTGATTTTCACTGTACCTTTGAACTTCTCTGCGAAGAGTTTCCATAGGATACATTCTTCCATTACGGTTTTTTATATCCCCCTGTAGAAATACCCCTTCAATAAAAAGAGATTTCTTACCGTTGCGGTTTTCAACGATAAATTCTACATTTTCTATTTCTTCTCTAATTAGTTTCATTAGGCTTCCCCAGTGATTTGAATCTGTTGAATATAAACAACACCAGTACCAGTATCGGTTCTAGCAGCAACTTTAAAAGATGATCTTATAGTACATGTGCCAGTAGAACAATCTAATGTTCCAGAAACAGATGAACTATTGTATTCTATAACTACTTTCGTTGGAATGTAGTTATACATTGAACCATCACCAGTTACGCTCTGTACTCTTTGGTGAGTAAAGTTAAAGTTGGAATCTATATTGTTAGTAAAACTAACATAATCACCTGCAATGAATGGACAAGTAGTACCTTCAGGGAAAGTTAATGTAGTGGTAGTACCTTTATCATAGGCCACAATCGAAGCAGAACTATTGCTGAAAGCCAGTGTTGCTGCACTATCTTTTGGGATAGCATAGTTTGCTGTTGTTGCAGTTGGTTCAGTACCAATAGCAACAAAAGTATTCTGTCCTGTAGCAACTATTCTTAATGCAGATGATTTTGCTGCAATAGCTGATGATTTTGCTGATGTCACTGATGTTGCAAAAGTAACACCATTCTCAACTGGTCTATGAGTCATTATTCTTGACAGTTCATTTTATCTATTTATTAAACTTCCTCTTCCTCAGTCTCTTCATCCTCAACTTCTACTTCAGCAGAAGCTTCTGGTTCCTCAGTTTCCTGATCACCAAAGAGAGAATTTGATACTGCAGTCTTATAGTCGTCTACCTTTTCAGCTGATTTTGCGTACAATAAATCTTTGATTTTGTCGCTAATCTGTGAGGGACTACTATCATCCACCATCATATCCATTAATTCATCCATAGCTAAGAAAGTTTAATCGTTAGTATTTATACACATTTATTATGGGAGGGTTAAATTTCCCCTCCTTTTGGCATTTCTGCCACCTTACTCATCTTTGTTTCTGCCGCTTTTAGGTCTGGTTCCATAGGAACTCCACCCCCATTTGCAAATGGTGCGCCTGTATTTGGATCAATTTGTTGACCCATTGCTTCGGGATCTACCATCATACTTGGATCAGGAATGATACCATCATCAATTTCCTGTTGTATAATCTCATCCTGTTCAACTATTTCCTCATCTGTCTGTCTTAGAACCTTACGTCTAACATAGTCTTGTGAGAAGTACTTACCGACATATGGTTCGGAAGCAGCAACCATAGTAAGTCTTTCATTCAATAGTTCAGACTCTTTAAGTTCTGCGAAGTGATTATCATATAAGAAGTCATATTGTATATGCTCACTCATTAGTTCCCAATCTTCGGGAGTGATAACATTCTTAAGAAGTAACTGAGTTTTGAGAAAATCGTTAAACAAATTAGAGAATCTCTTTCTCAAACGTCCAACAAACTTACTAAATTTAACCTCATCTCTCAATATCTCAGAGGATCTTCCGAGGTTAAATC